CATGCTGTAGACCTTGGAGCCTACGTAGACGGGGAAGTAAGGTGGGACTGGCCTCTGTACCACAAGATTGCAGACGCAATGAAGAGAGCCTCTGTTGACGTGGGCGTACCTATCGAATGGGGTGGGGCGTGGCACCTGAAGCCCTTCGGTAGTTGGGTTGGTTCGGCGGAGGGAGCTATGACAGACTACGTAACCCTCCGTAAATCCCAAGGAAAGAAACCCTTTGTCGATGGCCCACACTTCGAATTGAGCAGAGGGGTTTACCCATGACACACCGAGAATGTGTTTCTTGTGGTATAGTTAAACCCATCTCAGACTTCGAGTGGCAAAGGAATAGACCTAATCCTCGGAAAAAGTGTCAGAAGTGTCGCCACTCTGAGAGGGACTATAAAAAAGAATACGCCTATCGTAATAAGAAGCGCAAGGAGAAGTACTGGGAGGACCCTCAAGAAGCTCGACGTATATGGGAAAAGTACACGTACGGTGTTTGCAAGGAAGACTTCGGGTATTCGAACTGTTGGATTTGCGGCTCTTCGCACAGACTCTGTATAGATCACGACCATAGAACTAGGGATATAAGGGGTCTCCTATGCTCGAGGTGTAACACAGGTATCGGTATGTTCAAGGACAACCCTGAGAGAATGGGTAGAGCTATCGAGTATCTGAGTACAGGACCTCACTATCAGCTACCTAGGAAGAAGTACCCATGATAGATGATATACTAAAACCCCTTGTCACTGCCTTAATAGGTATAACCATCGCAACTAGTGGGTGGGTGGTACGCAGGATATTCACTAACCAGAAAGAACTGGAAGAGAACCGTAAGGGTCTAGCCCTACTAGAGCAGAAGGTTGACTTTCAACATAATGAAGTAGTCCACTTTATTACTGAAGTGAAAAAACAGAATGAACAAGCGCTCTCAACCCAAACAAAAATCTTCGACTTTCTCCTCAAGAAAGACGTTTAAGCGAGAGGTAGCCTTGGCACTTCTTACCTTCTTCTGTTACGTCGTAACTCAAGGGGATGTAGAGATGGTAAAGGTTCTCGTCTGGCCTGTATTCTCCTACGCTGGACTAGCATTCGGATTGGATTGGTATGGTAAAAAATCTAACGATAGTGTTATTGATACTCCTGCTGTCTTCATGCGGCAAGAGTCCCCTTAGCCTACTCACTGGTGGTGGCCCTAACGTAGCGGCTAATACACAGATAGGTAAGACTAACAATCAAACAATAGGGACCACAAGAAACAACGCACCGAGCGTCTCAGTGAGACCTCAGGCTAGGGTAGACACAGTAGACCAAAGCTCTAAAACTATCAATGAGATTCAACCTTGGGTTCTAGTGCTCCTTGTCTTAGGTTGGCTTCTTCCCTCACCGAATGAAATCTTCAGAAACATAGCCAACTCGATTAGAAGGAGAAAGTAATGGCTAAGGCACCAACACTCACAACCGTATCTACTGGATACAATTCCAGCACTAAGATTAACGACAATATGGAGGCTATTACTGAAGCCTTTGAGAACACTCTGTCTCTTGACGGGTCTACCCCTAACGCTATGGGGGCAGACCTCGACCTGAACGACAATGATATCCTCAATGCTACTAATGTGTATACGGATAATATGTATGTAGCAGGAACCAAGGTAACTTCTTCTAGTGCTGTCCCTACTTGGATGGGTGCTTGGGTTACAGCTACTGCTTATGGGCTGGACCAGCTTGTCTCTGAGAGTGGTAACACCTACATCTGTATCGTAGCTCACACCTCAGGTACATTTGCTACTGATCTAGCTGCGGTTAAATGGGCGCTAGTAGCTCAGAAGGGCACCACTGGTGCTGGTACTGGAGACCTGCTTGCGGCTAATAATCTGAGTGATCTGGGTAGTGCAGCTACTTCTCGTACTAATCTTGGTGTAGAGATTGGTGTGGATGTACAGGCTTGGGATGCTATCCTCGATGACCTTAGTGGACTCACTCAGGCAGAGGACAAGATTCCCTACTTCGACTCCGCTACTACTGCCGCTCTGCTTGACTTCGTAGATGAAGACGACATGGCCTCAGATAGTGCTACTGGTATCCCTAGTCAACAGAGTGTCAAAGCCTATGTAGATACAGAGATTCTAGCCTTTGCTGCTCAACTCTACCACCTACAAGACCAGAAGACCTCTGGTACTGGTGGGGGTTCATTTACATCAGGATCGTGGCAGAAGAGAACCATCAACACTGCTCTGACCAGTGGTATCAGTGGAGCCAGTCTAGCCTCTAGTGTCATTACACTACCAGCAGGTACCTACTGGATTGAGGTGGAAGCTGCCCAGCATTATACAAATATCCATAGGGTTAGACTTCAAAACACGTCAGATGGGTCAACCACACTAATCGGTATGTCGTGCTTCTCTGAAAACGGTTTCGGCGGTGACGAGCAGGCAACTCTTCGTGGTATGTTTACTATAGCGTCTAATAAAAACTTCGAAATCCAACACAGGTGCTCCAATACAGGAACCTTTGGAATACAATCTAGCCTTGGCACCGAGGTCTACTTAGACTGTCGTATCTGGAAGGTAGCATAAAGAAAAAGGGAGCCTAAGCCCCCCTCTCCAGTTCTTCTAACAACAATTCGGCGTAGTGGATGACCTTACGGATGTCCTCTGCGCCATTTTTTTGTTTGTACCTACAGGTATACTTGATGATGTTACCCTCGTACCAACCTAGTCCGTTCTTCCTTATGAACTCACTGGGTTGAATAGGTAGGTCCTTGTAGTGTGATCCTCCTACTTGTCGCTCGTGTGGTAGAATATGTTTCTTGACGTACTCTTCAGTCTGCATAAGCCCTCAAAGCCCCCCATGCTATCGGGTAGAGTTTACCCATCTCTTCATCAATCTGATTAGCAATCTGTCTGGTCTCCCATTGTGTGTCTTCCTTACAACGTAGGTTACACATGTCAGCAAAGGCATCCAGTGACCCTGACCAATACCATTCAGTGTAGGTAGACTGTGGTAGAACCATACGTGCTTGCTCTGGTGCTACCCCTAGGAATAGCATACTCTGGTACGCTTCAAGGGATACATTTATTACGTCATCAAAATCATAGCTGACACCATCAATACCTCCGAAGTCACCTTCATGAAAGTCTGTATACAAATCACGAGGTAGTTCAATAACCTTATCAGAAGACCCTTGTTTCTTATCTTCAGACTTACCCCTCCATACCTCGGGTACATAGAATTCTGGTTCCTCGTCAACGTACCTACGACTGATCTCATTCCACCGCAGGAACTTGTGCTTCACTAGCTGTCGAGCTACAAAGATAGGAGCCTTGACATGGAAGGAAGCAAAGCAGTGGCCGAAAGGGGACGTGTGTTTATGTTTGGCTAGGTAGTGGATTAGCTTAGCGTCTTTGTCAGATAGTCTCTTAACTGAGTCAAAGTCTGGGTGTGATCCTCCTTCCCACCTACTCTTCTTACCAAAGCTTACTCTTGCTGCATTAACAACAGACAAGTCTGTACCCATGTGGTCTATTAGTGTTGCTTTCATTAGTATGGTCTTCCTTCGTCATAAGCCTCAGTAACAGAGATTACATGGTGGTAGGCTAGGAACTCCTTGATGTCTCTCACCCTCACGGACAGACCAAGGTGCTCAAAGAACTGGCCTCTCATAATCAGACCTTTTGAGGGCATCCCTACATAGACCCAGAGGTCTCCTACCTTGACGTACATCCCACCACCAGAGTTACCGGGTACAATCTTGCAGTCCATCTTGTAGAACAGATTAAGATACCCACCAATCTCTATGTCTATACCAGAGATGATGCCCTTAGATGGAAGAATACCATACCCAAAGGAGTTGCCGATACAGACAGTATCCTTGAATAAGGTAACATCCGAAGACTTACCTAACTTAGCTAGGTGTTTAGTCTTGTGCCGGGTAACTAAAATAGCCATATCGTAGGCTACGTTGTGGGCCACCATATAGGCAGGGTAGCCGTTGTTGTCCCCGTGGAAGAAGACCATAAGGTCCTCCCCCATTGAAGCAACATGGTAGTTGGTGATGATGTAGGTGCCAAGAATAGGATCAACAGCTACAGCAGTCCCACTACCACTACCACCTTTCGACTTAACGGCTACAGTAGGGTAGAGAATGTCCTCAAGGATGTCAGCCCTTGAAGGGGTAGCTAGTAGCATTAGAATTATCAGAAGGTATTTCATTCACAAGTCCTCTCTTTCGTTACTTGATAGCCGTGTCTCTTCAGCAGAGTAATCGCTTCTTCAATTTGATCTCTCACTCTAGCTCCTTTCAAGTGTTTTCCTGACCACAGTTCTAGGTTTTCTATTCTGTTATCACTCCTATTGCCGTTAATATGGTGAACGGTTTCATGGGATTCCAACGGCCTGTTTATACTTTCTGACATGACTAGCCTGTGTTCTAATACGTGGCCAGTTTTATCTGAATTAGGATGGCTAGGCAACAAACACTTCCCTTACGCCTTGTTCCGTCGCGCCTTGGCCCGGCGAAGCTTTGGTTTGCTGATGGGCAGGATCTCGGAATCGTCGCCACTGGCGGCGGAATCCAAGCTTTTGCCAAAGCGCCGAGGCGCGTTGAATTTTTCCGCTTCGGGTGTCAGAGCTTGACCGAAGCTTGGACGGCCCGAACCTTCCCCGCCAACTCTTTTAAAAGGTACGCCCTTAGGCGGCCCTGCTTTCTTGCTGATTCTTGGGTCCCCATTCCGTCTCAGTTTTTCTAGATGAGCGGAACAGAGAGGGCCTTCCCATTTAGGCCCTCCCTTTGAACCGTCTGCCTTAGACTTAGCAACTTTTCCGCAGACTACACATCGCACGTGCGCATACCCGTGATAGGGTCAAAGAAGCAAGCCCCGCCTTCTTCAATAAAGTTATCATCTTCCTTAGTGTTTATCTCTGCAACCTCCTCATCCTTTGAAGCGTTAAGAATACCGTACCGCTTACCAGAAGCCCTGAAGGTAGTACATCCACTGGCACCTCCATCGTAAGCTTGCATGTAAACATCCTTGAACTCTTCCCAAGTGACATCATCACCTACGTTGCAAGTCTTTGAGCAGGCAGAGTCAACGTAATGACTAGCTAGATTGAGAACCTTTACGTGGTCTTCTACTGATACCTTATCAGCAGTCTTCCCTTTAGTCCCGAACTCTCTTAAGCCGTAGTCTTCCACCTTCTCTACCTTTGGTCCGTCAAAAGTTTGAATAGTCCTATCGTACCGCAGAGAGAAGACTGGTTCGATACCACTGGATACATTATCAGCAGTGAGGGATATAGTTCCTGTTGGTGCTATCGACAAGAGGTGGCTGTTACGGATACCATACTTTCTCACTCCTTCTACAATGTCTTTAGGTAAGGTACGGTAAAACCCTGAATTGGTGATAGAAGGGTGGAACTTAGGGAATGGTCCCTTCTCGATAGACAAGGAGATGGAAGCAATATAGGCAGAGTTCCTAAGTGTACACATGATTTTCTGCATCTCTATAAGGAAGTCAGGGGAGCCATATGGATAACCCAGAGCTTCGATAGCATTTGCTAGACCAGTAACACCTAGACCCATACGTCTCTTGTCTAACGCCTCTTGAGCCTGCTCCTTGAGGGGGTACACTGCCCTGTCGATCACGTTATCCATAGCTCTAACTACGTAGGGGATGTCGTTCTTGAGACCTTCATAGTCAAAGAGCCTGATTCCCTTCTCTCTCCCTGTGTCCTCGTCTACCTCAAACTCCTCCTTGATGTACTTAACCAAGTTAAAGCTACCGAGAAGACACGCTCCGTAAGGGGGTAGTGGTTGTTCCCCACAGGGGTTAGTCGCTGCGATGGTTTCACAGTACCAGAGATTATTCTTGTAGTTTATTCTGTCAATGAATAAGACCCCCGGCTCTGCCCAATCCCAAGAACTGCGAAGGATACTATCCCACAGGTTACGGGCATTGACTGTCTTGTACACACGGTCTTCGAACACTAAGTCAAAGGATTTATCCTCTTTCACTGCTTCCATAAACTTGTCGGTAATACCTACTGAGATGTTAAAGTCTGTGAGTCTACCTGAGTTTGATTTGGCTGTGATAAACTCCTCGATATCTGGGTGGTCCACTCTAAGTACGCCCATCTGAGCGCCACGACGATGACCAGCAGACGAAATAGTTTTACAAAGAGCGTCGTAAATTCCCATGAAAGATACCGGACCACTAGATCGTGAATCAAGACTGCGGATATTAGTGCCCCTAGGCCGTATAGTAGAGAAATCATAGCCGATACCACCTCCAAGTCTCATTGTTTCTGCTGCCTCTTTGATCTTATCAGTGATACTACCCATCGAGTCTTCGATAGTCCCCGAGACAAAACAATTGTACGGAGTAGTAACCCTAGGGCTGCCCATACTGGATTGAATACGTCCAGCAGGAAGGAACCTCTGATCGTATAGGATACTCCTGAACTTCTCGAAGTGTTCGGGGCCATCCGAAAGGGACTGAGCCACTCGGGACATAGCCTCTTTGAATGTCTCCCCTTTGAGGCGGTACTTCATGGAGTGAATCTCTTCCGAGATTGGAAGGGTAGGTCCGTAATTCAAATCAAGTCCTCCAAGTCAGGTTCTTTATAGTCAGGTCCCTTAAGAACCTTACCGTCAAAACGATAGATAGGCTTACCGTCTTCTCCAAGCTTACTCATGTTGCTCTCGTGTACTCTGTTGAATGCTTCCTCAAGATTAAGACCAAGAGCAACTGCCATACCTGAGACTACATACTGGATATCAGCAAGCTCTTTA